GGTCGTAGTTGGTGTGGTCGTAGTTGGTGTGGTCGTAGTTGGTGTTGTAGTAGTCGGTGTAGTAGTAGTCGGTGTAGTAGTAGTTGGTGTGGTCGTAGTGGTGGTGTCAGCGGCTGCCTTGATGGCGTTGTAATACCCCATCAATTCATCAAGGGGTATGCCGTAGTAGGCAGCTATCTGTTCCCTGTCAGCTCCAGAATCAATAAGGCCCATAATGGCATCGATTTCAGTCTGAGAGTAATCCTGATCTCTGGGGGTGGTGGTGATTCCGCGGAGAGTGCCGGATAACTTAATGTAGTCGTATTCCCTCATTAAATCTACAAGGGATATGCCGTAGTAGTCAGCTATCTGTTGCCTGTCAGCCCCTGAATCAATGAGACTGACAACAGCATCGATTTCTTGCTGAGAATAATCGCCATCCACCTCACCGGGGGGCGTTATTGCGTTCAGAGCCAACTCCCACGCTGGCGTTGCATCATCTCCGCTAAAGATATCTGTTATATCCGCAGCGGTTCCCGGTGTAATAGTGGTAGCGCCCACAGTGGTCACAGGTACTCCAGCGTCAACATTACTAATACCACCCGTTACTCCACTGAACTGGCTAGTAATATCGTCGTAACTCGAAAGAGGGCGACCATCGGCTGATAAACCAACCGAATCGTAATACGCATCTAACTGTTCTGGAGTTAAACCATACAGCCCCGCTAACCTATCCGATGCTCCAGAACCGAACAAGTCCAAGCTGCGGTCAAGCTCTGGATCATCCACCTGAGTGAAGAAATCGAACTCTTTTTCAAAACCATGCCGGTAATCAGAAGGAGCCTGTTGCTCAAACTTACCACGCAGGAAGGACTGTTGCTCTGCCCCTGAACCGGCTACTGTATCTATAAAATACTCACCCGTATCCGGGTCTATCCGCGTAGTGGCAGTAGGGGTGTAGTCCCCCCTTCCCAATGACGATGCCGACCATGCCGCCGGATCACCACTGTCATCCTCGAAATCGCCACCACCGTTATAACCCACTCTGCCGCCTACGGCTGACGTAAACGGATTCTGGTAAGGATTTGTCCCCCGAGTCCTAGATGCCATCTCCCGTGCGTTATGTAGGATACCCTCGAACCTGCGGTTCTTAGCAGCTTGATCTCGTAAACCGCCCTTTCGCAAATCCTCCATGAATTCCTGTTGTTCTACGTTTGCCCTCGTACCTGCTCCCAGTGCGATAGGAAGAGCAGCCATTGGGTTTTTCAGTTGTTGGCCCATTCCTGCCAAGCCTCCCGGTTCAAACATTGCTCCTGCTCTTTGTCCGGGGGTTAAGTCTGCTCTAGCCGCATCTAGCGCAAATTGCTGGCTCCCTACAAAATTTTGAGCGCTTCCCATCTGATTAGCCGCATCCAAGTACGCCGACTGTTCCGCAGAAAAAGGTGTAGAAAAAGCCTCTGGGCCTGCGGTATATCCGGCCACGGGATTCCCACCCATAAGGGCAGACCCTAAATCTGGAGCAGTCTGAGCGCCTAAATCCAACCCTGCCGCAGCTAAGTCGGTAGTAGCCTGCGAGGCTAATCCTTGAGCAGCCTCCACATTAGCTAATTCAGAGGCTACTTCAGGGATCACATCTGTTGCACCCTGAAGCAGCTTACCTAAACCAAACCCAGTAACACCACTTATCAATCCTTTCTCGAAAGAACCGCTTTCTGCCCATGTTGCAAGACCAGCACCCAAGGCACTGCCCCAAGCAGCACCACCAGCCAAACTACCTCCCAACACGCTCCCTAGAATGGGCGCTAGGAAAGGCAGGAAGGCTTCAGGCTGCCCAGTAACAGGATTTATGGTTAGCTCACCTGTGGGGGACATAGATGCCAAGCCACGCACCTCAGCAGGGTTCATGTGGACGAGCGTACTGTCCCCGAACCTGCCGTAATCCGATAACTGGTTTGCCGTTCTCTGTAATGGCGGCTGCATATTCATAGTTATATCCTAACTTGTTTCCACACCGAAAAGATTAAAACTCATGCCGGTTCCCCCAGCATAAATTTTAACCACATCAGCTTGATTAAGAGTCATTCCTATAATAATTGCCAGCGAATCATTGGCTGGCACTTCTTTGTCATAGTAAAGGTATTGCTTGTCATCAGCTCCCGCTCCGGCAACATGTACGCTCACACGAAAGGTCTCTGCCGAGCCGTTCCGGTTACACGCCACCAGAGAGCTGACAGTCGTTAAATTAAGGTCAGGCACAGTGTAAAGCGCTTCGATGGTGGTCGCCGCGGCATCAAGCTGTCCCAGTACCTTGATCGCATCAGCCATTGACTGCCCCCATCAGCAAAAACTGAAATCGTTTAAGGGCCAACGACTCTTCTTTGCCAACCTTCTGGGTAACTTCAGTAAAATTATCCTGCACAGTGGCGAAAGAACGCTCAAGCGTTCTTCTCATTGTCAGTTCATTCTGGAAGTCATAAGCCGTGTTGGCTGTCGGCAAGACTACTGAGTTGGTTTTTTGTGCCATTAGCGCCTCCCGTCTGGTCTGACATCAAACCTCATCTGTCCCAGCGTCCAACCATAACCTGTTCCGGTACTGGCTACCCTGACAATAGATTCCCGTGTTCTGGCTCGGATGAACGACTGGCTTGAAGTCGAGGTCACCGTAGAGGTCGCCAGTGTGCTACTTGAATTCAAGGGGAAATCTTTTCCCTTGAAAGTAACCGTCATCGAAGCGCTGCCAGTAGCGCCACGAAATTCAAAGTCTGGAATCATCCGATTCACGAACATAAACTGCTCGCCATCACCCATTTCGATACCACCCGATTCGATATAGGCGTTCATGGCTGAACCATCGTCGTCATAACCGGACTCGTGGTTATACAGATAATTCTCATTTGCCGACACTATATTAGTGGCGGCAATGGGGTAGGTTCTGGTGTTGGCTGATATCCACGCAGCCCTCTCCAGAGTGCCTATTGCCCACGAATCCTCCAGATAATTATAGGAAACATAATTGGTGCATTCGGTGTTACCACTGCCAATGGGATAGAACCAGTAAATTTCTGAAAAATCGACACTGGCCGTAGCGAAAATCTTGTATTCCTGAGCCGTATTTATATTGCTGAAAACGTAGTCAAGCACTGTACACTTGAGTCTCTGTACCGAACCGTTATAGAAATAGAAACCCCCTCTGTCCATGAAAAACACCATATCACCCGCGTTAGTGGCCGCATTCGGTGACACCATCGACAAACCTTCGTTCACCACATCAAACTCGTAGGTAAAAGGCGCTCCAGAAAACCGCATCGAGTGAATACTGTTATTGGTGAAGATCAGTATTTCCTGCCGTGTTTTAATTGCGCCGATGATATAGGAGCCAGCAGTAAGCGTTACTCCGCCAGAAGTATTGGTAGAGGTAGGAGTCCAATCAAAAGGACTCTCCTGATCTGACCAGCGCACAAACAACGGATCAAGGATTGCGCTTCCAATAGGGTTAGACCCAAAACAAATCGTGTGGCGATCCGTATCTGACACCATAACCTGCAACGCCAGAGTTGGAGGACTCACTGCTCCTGACTTGTCAACAAGAGCAATAGCTCTGGTTCCGGTTCCTACACTCTCGTCCCAATAGTAGATACCACCACCCCGAACACAAAAGATAAGATCATTGCCGAAAGTGTCCTGACTCCAGAGCCGGAGCTGGTTACCAGCCCCAATAGGCGTTGAACCACCCCAGCTCGAACTACCCCATGTGCCTGCACCGAACCCCGATGCCGCAACATAGGTGTTTAGCCCTGTGTTGATCTGGTATTCCCCGACAACAGCAGCACCACCATTGCCGGTATCGCTCGCGTTAGCCGTTACCGTAACCCCTAGAGTGTTTTTCGCCGTAATCGTGTATATGTTTGCGGTAGAAATAGAGGCGATCTGATATTCCTGATTCAGTACCACAGCGGTAATGTTTCCTCCCAAGGAAACAGCACCTGAATAGGTCACAAAATCGTTAACCACCGCCCCATGATTCGTGTTAGTAACCGTGAGAGTTGACGAGCTTGTGGATGCGGCGAAAGTAACCGCTCCGGCAACGGTGGTACTGCGTATCGGGGTGACATCATTAAAACCGTCACCGACACTCACATAAAACTTCAGGGTCGTTCCCACCCCAAGATAATCGATGGCCGATTGGGCCACCCAGTCCAGCAATGAACGGCATACCCCCAAGAAAGCGTTAACGGAATATTTGGCCCATCCGCCAATCTGCTCGGGTCTGCCCTTACGGAAACGAATCTTGTCGGCATCATACCAACCGCTACCAGCAGTTAGCTGAGTTCCCTCCCGATTAACACCCGGTTCAAATTCGTACTTAACTAACATCTACGATTACCCTTGACCTGTTAATGATATGAGCCTTCTTGGTATCCTGTTTGCTTTGACCATACTCCACGGCATGGTGATTATCTAAGAGTGCTTTGCATAACCACTTTCTGCCTGTCTTAAAGTCTCCCAAGTAGCGCCCGTATTTGCCTTTTTCCTTGGTCTTGATAATCGCTGTTGAGCCAACGGGGATGAAGTTCTCGACAAATCTCTTTGCCGCAAACCCAAACGCTTTCTCCTGCTTATCTCTAGTACGACATTCGGGTGTATCAATTCCGACAAGACGAATACGCTGGCTGCGAATCCAGCAATCAAAACCCAAATCAATATCAACATCGACGGTATCTCCATCAATAATTTTTATGACAATACACGTAAATATATAAGGATCAGACATAAGTATTTGTCTTAATCATATCGGTAACCTCTAAGGCCCGACCTTTAACCTGCTTGGCCCAGCGACTATCCAGAAATTCCGTGGCAGCTTCATTGTGGGAACCATTCTCCATATGGGCAATAGCTTTCTTAAACCCAGCAAACCGAAACCTGCCAAGATTAAAGTGCATGTTAATGATCGCGTCACGCCTAGCGCCTTCTTCCATGTCGTTGAACCAAACATATTCCTCACTTAACTCTTTGATCGTGCGCTCAATGTCGTTCTGGAGCATGTATTCGATTTCGTCATCACTAATACCTAGTCCGTAATGCTCTTCACTTTTACTGATATTTCTCCCGCAGCCAATAGTGAGGATTCCAAGGCTATCTCGGTAAGCGTGGGTTTTTGTCCCTTCATGCCTTTTAAGGGTGGCGATCAATTTCTCCATACTGTTTTTTTCCATTATTAGCTGCACTAACGAAGAATGTATGGAGTGCGTCGGTGCTGGCGACCAGCCCCACGCAAACAAAATTAGAACTCGCAGAATCGCCATGATTCAGCCAGAAATTTCGACATTTTCAGTCACAAACTTCTGCCAAGGTGGCCCAGTCTTGAGCCGTCCATTGGGATGTATCCACAGTTGCTGGGACTTCCACGGTAATCCCACTGACACTGCCACCGAATACCCCTGCTGTGGCAGAGGACTCCCCCTTTAAACAGGCGAACGCATTGTCACCCTCCGTCACCGCGAGGGCTTCAATTTGTGAACAACCAACAAGGAGTGGCATCATTATAATCAGCAGTATTCTAGCCATTGGCATCTTCTACCTCATCTAATAATTTATTTAACTCTTTAGCTTCTTCCTCAATAATCGTTGCTGCAATATCCTTCGCCTTGATTTCATTATCTAAAAACGCTTCCAAACGCACAGTGTATCCGCGCATTAAATGATTCGACATCGCCCCGGCAATCTTCCGGTCTGTTTTGCGAAACGCTTTGTCAGGGCTAATGTAGTCCTTACCCGAATTCGCAAAATACAACATCGTCTGGCTCTTGCTTGGGCCATAAAAAAATCTAGGAATGGTTGCAATTAAGTCAGACCCGCGTACACAAGATATCTGCTTATCCAGTTCCATAGGCCGCTTGAAACCCTTAAAAAACGTATTAGGCTTACCGAATGCGACTAGGTTTAGATTGGGGTGTTTCCCAGTCAGCTTTGCTGCTGACAACTCAGCAAGAGCGCCACCCAGACTATGACCGCAGAACAAGGTTCTCTTCTTTGGGTGAAGGTGTTGCTTAATCTTGCTCCAGACCGAGAGATGAGCAGCAACGAAACCACCGTGGCAAAGTCTTCTAGCGTAAGGTACAGGCACTGCACTCAGGTTGAACAGCCAATCATGCAAACTTTGAGTGCCGCGAAAACACACAATATCTATCGTGCGGCGTTTTATGATAAAGACTGTCGTAGAAGTTAGCTTTGATTCAATTTTAATCGAACCGGGGATATCGTCGTCATAAGCCTTCTTCGAGTAACGACACGCCGTATCAAGCAATATCGGATCAAGTTTCATTGCAGGTTGAAAAACATTCCCACAACTACGATCAACAAAATCCAGAAAACCCGCTCCCCGAATTTCACAGCAGGCGAGATCAGTTGGATTTTCTTGTCCATCGAATTTACTCGTCCTTCAATGTCCTCTTGTCTGTTAAACATCGTCACCATCCGCTCGTCAATACGCGCAACAGTGATTAAAACATCTTGTAAATCCGAACGCATTGAGGGTTGTCTGGATGGCATAACAAGCGCACCTTATATGGTTAGTTAGGCCAAAGCGTCTAAGTCGGCATGAGTCGAGCAAGCATTAACAGCCGCGATACTTACATCTTTAGCATCCTTGGCTGTGCTGACTACTGCGGCATC